CGAGGCGTAGCTATTGGCTCCGGTGACGACGCTTCCGTCTTCGATTATCAGCGTCATAGGCTACCCCTGCACAAAGGCGGCGTCTGGCCGCCCGAAAAGTTTCAGGGTGTTCCCACTCATCGAGCGCATCTTATTGGCGTAGTTTCCTTTCATCGCTTGCCATCCAGGAAGGTAACCCGTATAGGAACCATCAAGCGGGACACCGACAAGGACAACCCGCTTAAATCCCCAAACCTGGAGGGCGTATTGAGCCGCAACCATGGTTGAGCTTCCATGCTCGAATGGAACAGGCCACGTTGTGACAAACCCAAGCATGATGCGCGGGGACCAAAGTTCAGGCCCGGGCCTCTTCTTTGCCCACTCGACAAGCATTTCGACGTGGAACGAAACCCAAAATCGGAACCCACACGGGAACAAAAGCCCAGCGCGGTTGACGCAACAGACCTCATGCGGTCCCGGCCTGAGTTTCCAGAATGCTTCAAGGTCATCCCATTTCCCCGGCGAATCGCCTACAACTACACAGATTTCGGCTTGCGGCCCGGCTTCTTCTTGGCTTCCGGTTCCGGCTGTAGTTCCGGTTCCGATTCGGCCAAAGGGTCAATTGCGACCTCTTGACCTTCCGCCAAACGGAAGCCGCCGGTGGCCTCATCCTTTTCAAACTGTTGGACCTCGACCGGCTCCAGGGACCATCCACCCCTGTTCAGGCGCTCTTGCGCGTCGATGGCAAAGCATTGATCAGGTTTGCCAGTTTTCATGTTGTAGACTGTGACTTTATCTCCGGCGGGTGCTTGCACTTTCATGTCGGAACCTCCTTACATTGGAGGGGGCCGAAGCCCCCTCTTGTTCGACTTTCCTAGCTCATGGTCACGCCCAGCTCATCAAGCACAACCCACTTGGTTGAATTGCTGATAAGCGTAAGCGTTTCATTTGCGGCGTTGAACGTGGCCGTGGTTCCGGAACTCTGTCCGGATACATTGGTCAAGGCCAGCGTTACGGCGTTTGTTGAGGTGGTCGAAACCATTTCAATAACCAAGAACTGCCCGCCACGAGAGGGAGCGGCCAGGGTTATTGCATAGGTTCCCGATGCAGGGCCGGTGAGCTTGACGTGGTTACTCGTCAGGTCGATAGCGTCAGCGGCAGTGATGGTCTGCACTGCACCTGCCAGCGTAGCGCCAAGGACTGTGCCACCAGTGATGGCTACCGCGCTAGGCTCTTGGGTAGCCATAGCCCCCAGGGTCAAATCCTTGAACTGCTTGACCCCGGTTGCCGGTTCAGTGTGTGCCTGTACCTTTCCTGGATTGTCTGCGCTCATGACACCCCCCCGTTAAAACGGCACACAATAAGCCGTGTAGTTGATCCCGGTGGATATTCCGCCACCGGCAGCGACGGTATACAGGCGGATGTACCTGTAATAGGTGCCGTCCTGTTCGTTGTCGAAATAGATTTTGTACCGACCGGTGCCGTTGTCAGCGTTGCAATCGGTTCTTTTCACCTCGGCGGCAGAAAGATTGATCGCGGCAAGCTCCACGATGGCCGTATCCGTAGCGAACGCGGCAACTGTGGAACCCTGAACAACGATGTCGTAGATTTCGTTGTCTCCGTCGATGTCCAGGGCGGTCACGTCAATGATCATCATGCCCCGGAAAAGGCCGGTGCCCACATCCACAACCTTTGCGGCAGAATCGACCTCTGCGGCGGCGGAAGCGGTGATGGCTCCGGCGTCCTTGAACTCCAAGTTCGCGTCAAAAGTCCCGTTCGGGGCTCGCTTGGCTCCTGTAACAGCCATTTTGTTTCCCTCCTTACGCGGTCACGGCCGCATTGCTGATGCCTGCCAGGCGGGCGGCGGCGCGGCCATGAAACACGGCCAGACCGGAATACCATTCAACGCGGGTCCGGTAGCAGGGCTTGGTTTCCAGCTCTCCCAGGTCTGTCACAACGGGGTCACTGTTCTGGATGCCTTCGAGCATGCCATCGCCCATGGAGACGCAGTAAATGGAAGTTGCCTTCGCCGTGGAGCCAGTGGAAGCCACTTCATCGAAGGCAAGGATGTCGTCGCCATTCTGGTCCTTGTCCACGATCAGAATAGGAAGATCGTTGTACTGCGCGATTTTGCGGCCGAAAGCGTCCACATCCCAGGTGATGAACCCGCCGACGCTGTACGTTCTGGCGGCAGTGGTCAGCCTGCGGCGCATGGACTTGCTCATGATGAGGTGAGTCGGGTTCTCGACCCTGTCGATCAGCTCATCCAACTTGGCCAAGGAAAGTGCGTCGCCGCCGTCGGTGGTGCCAGCATAGAAGAGCTGGTCACCCACGAGCCGGACCTGGAGGCCATCGAAACCCCGGGGATCAGTTGTGGCCGAACCCTTGACAAACTGCTTTGTCCAGGCCAGGGCCAAAGCCTTGACCTTCATTGCTTCCTGAACCGCGCGATGGTCTTCGCCCATGGTGGATACGATGAACTTGTCAACGTCCAGATCGCCACCGGCAATGACCAGCGACTCGGTTTCCGGGTTCAGGACGCCGGTTGATTCAGTGTATCCCTCGTTCACGCCACGGAAGCCCACGCCCGGAAGGGTCTCTTCGCGGACGTACCTGTAGGCGTTCCCGGTGATGTCCATGAACGGCAGAGCCATCATGATGTCGCTTGACCGGGCATACATCTCGATAATGGCTCTCTGGATTTGATATTGAGTCCGCTTTGCGGCCTCAACAAGAGTCAAAGCCATAGTGTTGCTCCTTTACTTAATCCCGGCCTTCCGAGCTGCAATGATGCGCTCTGTGGGCGCGAGGTCTTGAAGATTGATTCCGTTTGTTCCGCTTCCGCTTGCCCTGGCCCCGCCTCCAGCCTTGGCGGAAGTGTTGACCAGGTTCTTGTTCTCCGGCAATTCAAGGAACGCCTTGACCGCCTCGGAAGCCGGCAGCGTCTTTTCCACGCGCTTGTCACCGTCCAAGACGTGCACCGTGGTTTTCGGCACGTACTGCCCGGTGGGCTTGCCTTCATCGTCAAGGACAGGTTCGAGTATGGTTCTCCCCGCAAGGAGCCCGTGAACCTGCTCTGCGCTGTAGGCTCCTGCCTCTTGCGCGGCCCCGAACAGCGCTGCCTTGACCGTGCTTTCTGTGAAGAGCTTCTTGTACTGGTCCGCCTCTGCGCGGATTTTGGCCTTGTCGGCTTCTGCCTCGTCTCTGGCCTTCTTGACCGCCTTTGCGGCAAGCTCCTCTTTGGTCATGACTTGGCTTTCTAGTTCATCCACGCGGGCCTTGAGCTGTGTACGCTCGTCATCGGAAAGCTGTTTTGATTTCAGCATGCCGTTCATCTGGTCGATGAGCTTTTGCTTTTCGGCCTTGATCGCCACGTTGGTTTTCTTCAAGCCTTCGATGTCGGATTCAGGGACAACGCCGCCTTCCACGTCAAGCACGAAAACATTGTCCTTCTGGACGTACAGAGAGCGCAGTGCCTCAGGCACGGTGTTCAAATCGGAAACCTTGAATTGTAGAGCCATGGTCCCCTCCTGGGGATTTGCGCCACGAGCCTTACGCGGCGGTAAAAGATCAAACGGGAAACCCCCAAAAAAACCACAAATCAGATAGATTTGCGGCTTACGGTACATGGTTGTAAAGGGTTAAGATAGTCAGGCTTTTCCGTATGCGGAAAGGTTGTTTCCGTGCGCGGAAATAAAAAAAATAGGGCTTGCATTATGGTAATAGTGGTAGTATGCTTAACAAAGCACCAAGGGGTGTTAAGCCAACTGGTCATGTGCGAGCAACAGGTACTGTTAAACCAAAAGCCGCGGTGCGAGCAAAAAGCCAGTTTAAACCAACGGGCACTATGCGAGCAAAGGCCCCTGTTAAACCAAGAGCCATAATGCGAGCAAAAGCCCCCATTAAACCAAAAAATCCTATGCGTTTCTTAACCAGGAGGTATTCATGGACACGATGAACAGGCCATTTGCAGGAACAGACAATGAAGCCATTTTCCAACTTCGGGACTTGTACAAGGATTACGACGAGTTGACCGGAGTCATTCAGCGGATCAAAAACCGATGGGCGACAACCCACAAGGACATTGACCCCAGCTTCCACCCGCTCATCGGCACGGAAGATGGACAGATGGGATTGAAGAGCCTGAAGGACAAAACCTCAAGGCTTCTGGAGAAACAACTCAGGTTGTGGCCTTTGTGGTCCGAATGGCTGGTCAACGTTCCGGGATGTGGGCCAAGGATTGCCGCGCCGCTTATCCTCTCGTACTACTACCGCTTCACCCCGACCTGTCAGTCGTGTGGCGGTGCACTCACGCGAAACGAAGGGACTCTTACCTGCTTAAATTGCGGGAAAGAAGCAAAAGGCGAAGGTGTTTTGCTGGTCAAGCCGGAAGAGCGGGATTTCCCCACGGTCAGCAAGTGGCGGGCGTATTGCGGACGGCACGTACTTGATGATAAAATGCCCAAGCGGAAGGCGGGTCAAGTGTCCAACTGGTCAACCAAGCTGAGGACGGCAACCTACCACCTCGCGGACCAGTTCAACCGGCAGACGACAAAAACGCCCTACGGGCGGTTCCTGCTGGAGCGCAAGGCCAAGGCCGTCAAGGAT